TTTTATTTCCATCGACAAATCCTGACTTATCCCATCCTTTAAACAGATTGTACTTATAAGCAGATTCCTCAGCAGTATATACAGGAGTATCACCTGTATATTTTACATAAGAACCATACTGGGCAGTAGATTCTTGAAGAGATAATCCTTTAGAAACATATTTTACAGTATATTCACGGATTTTACTGTCATATACAGCAGTAATAGTTCTGTCAGCAAAGATTCCTGTCATTGAACCTTCCCATCCTTTGAAGGTATAATCAAGCTTAATTGTGCTTTTCTTTGTAGGAATAGGAATCGGATTAACTTCTCTTGTAGTAGGATCAACAGCGTTTCCACCTTTATCTACGTACTGGATATCAAGGATAGTATTACTTTCATCATCATTTATAAATGTAATTTTAAACTGAGTAATGATTGAATCGTAAGTAAGAACAAGGTCTGTCCAGATACCAGGTTCATCTTCAGAACCAACAAATTCTTTATATTCCTGCTGTCTGACTACAGGTACATGTACGGTTCCAGTAAGAACAGACTGCTCTGTAGTAGCTCCATTATCATCAATACCAGTAAGCTTTGCTAATTTCAGAAGAAGCGTAGTATCGTCAAGATTCCATGAGATACCAGTAATTGTTACGGTACGAAGAGTATTAATAGCGGCATTTAAGATAGCAAGAGCATCTACGATAGAGTTCTGACATACAAATGTCTGTAAATTATCGTATCCTGCAACCTTAAGATCGGTTAAGTCTTTGAGGTTCTTGAGTGTGAGAGTGTTGATAGAAGATGGGAGAGAAGCATGAGCAATCTTACCATGATTAGCAAATAATACAGATGTTACAATTGTTCCATCAGCATAAAGATTAATAAGATTTTCACATGCAGACAGGTTAACAGATCCTGTAAGATTTGGACAATTACGAATATCCAAAGTCTCAAGAAGAGTATTATTACCCATATTAAGAGATGTCATAAAAGTATTCTGATATCCAGCTGTATTATTACCAATGATAAGAGTTTTCAGCTTAGAAGCCTTGGAAAAATCATTATCATGAATATAACAAGCAGAGAGGTCATTTAGTGCCTCAATTCTTGATGCAGCATAGATAAGAATAGCTGTATCATCCATGTTTGTTAGATTAGTAGTAATTTCATATTCTTGTCCGGCTTTTGCACGTACCTGAGTGGTTTCTGGAGAGTTACCATAAAGTACAGAAATATACATGTCAGAATAAGGAATAATTCTCAGTGTGTAATCTGGTTTGACTACAACTTTCTTAGGTGTATTACATCTGAACATGATCTGATCAGACTTTACATCTGTATGTAAGAATTTCGTTCCCATATAAATATGCTGGTCACGTTCCCATTGTCTGAGATGATATTTTCCACGTCCATTCATCATCTCATTAAGGAATCTTACTGTTCCAGCACGATATGTTCTCAGATATAATCTTTCATAGTGGATTCTCCAAAGTTCTTCTGGGAACTGGTTCTGCCAAGCCTCATACTCATTAATTAAATGAGAATCAGACCAACAGTTAGAATCTACAGACTGATACATGTTTCTTAATTCTTGTGTAAATACATCACGTATTCTGCACCACAATACAGATTCAGCAGCATTGAAAACATAACCAGATGAAGGATTTCCTTCTTCTTTATAGTCAGTATCTTCCTTACCATATGGGAATGACAGCTCACCTGAATTATTAATACCAAGCTGAGTGTCCATATCATATGCCCATAGATCAAATCTATAACCATTATGCAGAGCAGCCGCATCATCATCTATAGTATAATATTTAGCTTTATCACCCATAGTTGTAGCTTCTTCCTGAGTGATATAATGTTTTGCCCAATGCGGGAAAACATTCTTGGCTCTATTATCAATCATACTATATCTGAGTGTAACTAAATAGAAATAGAGCATTGCATCCTGAATACACCAATCTTTCAAGCCATCTTTAAATTCTTTATCACTAGACGTAATTACAAACTCATAGAAGTCTCTCCAAATCTGTTTGTTATCTGTACGTATTTTCTTTTTTGCTTCATCAGAAGTAAGAGCAGAACCATCCTTAGAATCGCCGCAACAATCATATCTGAATTCAAATGATCCATCCCAGTTATTATACAGAGCATCATATGCTGTATTACCAGTTTTCCATTCAGCTTTACTGATAGGATATTTCATAGTTCCATCTTGGTTTGTTATACCGGTCTGGAATGCAGAGTTTGGAAGAGTATTATCACTGATCTCAATACAGAATTCTTTCATATCCTCTGGATCATAAGCTCTTGTAATATCAGTCTTCTTTGAATCTCCCATATTACCGAGAGAGTAGAAGTGCCAGTCTGTATCCTGAAATTCTCTATGAGTAGTAATATCAGGATCAGATTCTTTAATAAAGATTACACAGTTGACAAATTCCATAGAGTTTTTAACTTTAGGATCTCTACGTACCGCAGGACTTTCATATGGTAAAAAGTCGTTGAATCTCTTCTGTCCTAATGCATTAGTTGCCATATTTGAAGATGCTACATTTACTTTAAAATTCCACCAATTATTTGGAACAGAGTTTCTTGTAAGACTAATCTTACCAGTTCCGTTCTCATATTTTGTGCCATCACCAAGAACTAACTCTGTCTTATAGTTAGGATCAAGAGGAATCTTACTATTGATCTGATGTACACCATCCGCACAACAAATAACATCAATATTTCTGGCAGCAAAACCATATTCATTACTTGTAGTTCCCTGTCCGGCGTGGAAACAGTTAATAAATTTCCAGTTATCTAATTTAGGATCCCCATTCTTATAAATACATTCCATAGAAGTATTTTTAACAAAATCCTTCTTGTCATTTGTGAAATGCGGCGCTTCAATTTTGATTACTCTTAGATTCGGGCAAGCATTAGCTACAGAATCTGGAGTAAGAGCATTGTTGTCATTGTAGATCTGGTTTCTATTATATCTTGCAATCATTTCATCTGAATCTCTAGCATCTGCAATAAAGTTAGCAAGAATGTCAGAATCTGTGAGAGAAGCAGAATAAGCTTTCATTCTATAAATCAACACATCACAATCCGGAGAACCAATAGAAATTGGGGTAGGAGAATACTGGTGCAGTCTATGAGAATTATCATAAATAAGAGGTCTTCCTCCAACTCCGTCTTCATAAGTCATAATGATAGAAGTTGCAGATGTGTCTTTTGTATCAATTGTATTGATATTATATTCAAATTCAATAATATCCTCTTCGCTATATGGAAAATATAAGCTGTCAGTAGAAGTGTTCACGTATGCTTCATGAACATCCATTTTAATACCTACGTCAGAGCCTTCAGTACCATCAATACATGATAAGAAAGTAGCAGAAGCATTGCGAACATTCTGAGTCTTAAATACAAATTTGAATTCAGAACCAGTCTGTTTCGGGTCTTTTCCGAAGAGATTATAATTAATCTGAGCAGTTGTTCCAGCTTTTACACAGAAATACTGGTTTCCAGAAGCATCAATCTGGTATCCACCATTATCCCAGTCAAAGTTATCTGATACTGAAAGAGTAATAGCAGAGTTATTTTTATCGGTCCAGAGTCTGTCGGTATCTCCATTGGATTTTCCAACAGGGTTAAAATCAAATGCTAAGTTGGCTGTGATTGGTTCAACATCAATATCAAGTTTAGTGATATTAACTGATAAAATCTTAGTCACTTTACGACATGAGATGGTCAGGTTATGTTTTCCTTCAGTGGATGACTTATAACTCCAGATTTGAGCAGAACGATTTACAGAAAGAGTGCTCTGTACTTTACCATCAATTGATAGTTTTACAGAGGCTGGATTGTGATCAGGATCATATACAACATATTTAATACTTGTTGCCTGGTACTGTTGTGCTGTAAATTCCTGTTGAGCACATCCAATAATAGGAGTTCTATTTGTAGGATCAACACAAATAATATCTTTACAAATAGTATTTGAGGTTATTTCTTTATTGTTAATTGTCGCAGTCATATATACTTTGAGTAAATGGCTGCCATGTTCCTGTTTAGGAATATTATAAGACATAATTCTGCCGGAGGACTGAGTTTCAACAGTGCCTAAGTCTTCACCATCAAGAATAAAATGAAGAGTCTTATTAACGTTTCCATAAGGTGTATATCTAAATACTACATCTGTATTTGTATATAACAAAGTATCATCAAATGTGCTTTCAAGTTTGAATTCTACAATAGTGACAGTCCATGTCTTAGTGGCAAGTGTCCCAAAACTATCGGTAATAGTTAATCTAATAGTATTTGCACCGACATTAAGATATTCAGTGATATCAAAACTATTGTTTCCTTGCGCAGCCGTATTCGTAGCTACAATAGTATTACCAACTTTCCACACAGCAGTACCGGCTCCAGTTGTATCACCAGTATTATCTACAGATGAAAAACTATATTCAATAATTGCTTTTGAACCAAGTAAGAAAATAGCATCTGCATTTGTGATTCTTTCAATAGTAATAGTAGTAGTATCTGAGGAAGATCCTCCACCACCTTCAATTTTAAAGCTTTTCTGGATTTCTCCATCCTTTAAAAATGTAAAAATACTATTTTCGTATGTAACATCGTACTCTGCAGCCGCAGGATTTTTCTTGATTTCTTCAATGGCGGCTTTAACATCTGTAATATCTGTATTAATTCCTTCAAACTGAGTATCATAAGAAGTCATATTTTGTTTCAAGATATCTACAGCATTTTTGGCCTCATCAGATTTTGTAGTAGCACTTTCTACTTTCTTCTCAATGTTTGAAATAGTAGTTTTTATCTCTGAGACAGCAGTAGTATTGGCATTTACATTCTTTTCGATTTCAGTTTTAGCTGTTTCAAGTGGACCAATTCGATTAGAGATTACTGTATCTTTCTCGTCCATTTCTGCTTCAAGTTCCTGCTTCAATGCAGCTCTCCACTCAGCAGATGGCTCAATAGAACTAAGTTCTACAGTCTGAATAATAGTTTCTCCATCTTTGAATACTAATGAACCTTTTCCATTGATAACAGAATACTTAACTATAAGGTTTGCAAGACTGTTAATAGTAATAGGTTCTCCAATAGGTTCCGTTCCATCTTTAAACACTAAATTTCCAGTTGTGTTGTCATATTCAACTTTTAAGTTCTTCAAACTGTCAATACCAGAAATAGCAGTGTTTAATTCTTTGACTTTTGTATCAACTTCTGTTTTTGTATAATATGCTTTCAGAGATTCAGTTACTGTTCCATTAAGATCATTCATAACAGATGTTTTTACATCTGCTTTTATATCATCTACATTAATAGAAGCAGCGGAAGCTTTTGCTTCATCTGCGTATTGTTTTGCTTCGGCTACATGACCAAGAATCATATTTACAAAACTTGTATACCAATCTTCAGAAGGTTCAATGATTCCGTCATAATTTAATCCTTGAAGAACAGTAAACTTACCATTTGGTCTGGTTCTCCAAATATAATTGTTTCCTTTTTCATTTACGCCAGTAGCCATAATTTCAAAAATTATATCTCCGGCATTTGCTGTAACAGCAGCATCAATCAGCCAACCAAATCGAATATAAGTATTGTTGGAAGCTACATTGATAACTGTCGCTACTTTACCTTTTTTCTCAGCTACAGATTCATATCTTATCTGGATGAGCATATCCATAAGATCCATACCATCCCAATATCTTGGAATCCTAAATGGCATATACTGGCTGTTTTCTTCCTGCATAATATTAATCTGTGTAGCATCAACGGCAATATTTTTTAAGTTATCCACTGTTGAATATGCATTGTCTTGATATTTGGTATATACTTCATAACGACCATCAGTACATAATGTATATTCCTCAGTGTCCACGGCTAACTCAGCACTCAAAGTCATTGCCGAATTAGCCGCAGCAGCAATTTTAGAATCTTTAAATGACATATCATGACTCCTTTACTTTAATAATTTATCCAGATCGACAACCTGATCAAGATGAACAACTCCATCCTGTGTGCCATCAGGATCTTTACCTGTCATATCTTCGGCTACCATAGCAGAAAGATTTTTTACAACGATACCATTTCCGGTATCTTCACCATTTCTGTCTGTTAAAGTGATTTTTCTGTTTTCTGTATTAAGACGAATATCTTTCACCATACCTTCATAAGTTGCTTTATTCTGAGCATTGAGATCTTTAATCATTCCTTCCATAGCAAGGAGTCTCTGATCAATTTCAGTAAACAATTCAGAAGGTTCATATTTATCAAATTGTACAAGTGGAGTAATATGAATAACACCTGATGTGGTTTTTCGAATATAAGAAGTGTACGTTCCATCTTCATTAGCAACAAGTTTTAAGAACGTGAAAGATACTTCGATATCCCCGGCTTCAGCAGTAAGTGCTGCATCGACAGGGATTAAATACTGGATATAATTCTGTTCATATTCAAGATTATTTATAATAAGTTGTGTCATTTTAATTTTGTCTGACACTGGGAGCTTATACTTCATATAAACAGTTGTATCTGACATATCAATCTGTTCCCGGTACATTTTACTTGTTACAATCTGAATCTTATCTACATAATTGCTTCTTTCCACAATTGATTCTTTGACTGTTGTTACAACAGTATTTTCATCTGTAATTTTTAGTGTATACATAACTGCCTCCTTCCTTATTTAGTCTGAGTTTTTTCTAAAGCTTCAATTCTAGTCTGTAGTGACTTAATAGTTTCCTGCAGTGTTGTGACTGACGAATTCGCATTATCAGCACTTTTCTTGATCTCAGCAGTATTCTGAGTCAAAGTAGTAATATTGTTCTGTATTGTTTCGATATTATTGGTCATGCTAAGTAATGATGTATTGATCTGTTCAATTGAAGTGTTAGAAGAAGAATCTGCAGACTGCAGATCAGAGATAGATTTCTGTACGGCAGTCATAGATTCTTTCAATTTATCCACATCAGCTCCCAGCTGAGTAAGTTTTCTTCCAACAACAAGGGCATCAGCGAATGCACCCTGTTTAGATAATGTCATATCTGATTCAGGGAGATTAGCCAGATAATTATAATCATACTTAACAACACCAACAGAGGTTTGAATTCCCTGAATATATGTTGCCATTATTACTCACCTTTTTCTACAAATTCATATAGTACTGTCATATCAAGCATAGACAGTTTGTCTTCATTAGATTTAAGCATTTTCTTGAGAGATTCCTCTGGAATCATCTCAACATCAAGTTCACATGTTTTATCATAAATTTTCTGCAGACCTTCTTGAATTTCAGGGATGATTTTATCTTTTATGTCATCATTAAGAGCACGATTTCCTGTTTCATTACCGTTTTCGTCAACAATAGAATGTGAGTTTTCCTCTGTAAAATAAGAATCAACTAACTCCTGCTCAACCTCTGAGATTTTATCTACCTGCGCCTTAAGAGTCTTCAGGTTCATTGTATTCGCCCAGAATACATCAACATCTCCTGCGATTAAATCCGCACGACTCTTCATAGAATTTAATGTTTTATACATTGCCATAATGTCTGCATTTACAATAACTTTTTTCATAATCCTTGTACTCCTTTTATATTAATATGTAACTTTATTTTCTCTGACGAGTTCTTCAATAGCATCATTTAGATATGCTTCAAAGTCAGAATATAATGTTTCGATAGCCGCTTTAGAATCTTCTGTAATCAAAGCCTTAGCTTTATCAATAGCCATCTGTTTAGCAGTTTTAGCAGCTTCCTCATCAAATTTACCCTGTTTCTTTAATGAATCAACATAGGTCTGATTAACTGCGAGCACTGCTTTACTAATAGCATCAGTGGCAGCGTCTATATATTTTACGAGCTGGTCGTTCTCCAGGTTCTTTTCCTGTTCTTTAATCTTTACTTTTAAGAAGAGGATTCCATAAGTAATAAGAAGTGGAAGAACACCAGTAATGATCAGATATAATACGTCCTGAATACCCTGTTTAATATTCATAATTTCCTCCTAACCGACAGCTTCATCATTTTCTGAAGATGACTGTCTAAGTTGTTCCATTGCAGAATCATAAGTAATTCCGCCTGCACAATTTTCAGCTTTTGCCTTACTAAAATAAGCCCACACCGTAGGGATAAGTGTCGCTGGGATAGCAATAAGAGCGTAGAGAGCAGATAAATCACCATATGTCATGATCGCTTTTTCTACGAAATAAATGATCTGTAGATTGAGTAGAAGTACTGCAACAAGAATCAATTTACTGGTAGAAATCTTTGGAATGTTAAATCTACTAACTTTTGCTGCCTTCAGATTTCGTTTCATTTCAATCTGCCGATTTTTGGCTTTGATTTTCTTTAATTCAAGTTCATATTCTCGACTGGTCAAATATTTCACCTTCTTTGCATAATAAAAGACCACAATTGCTCATGGCCTCTTATTTATTCAGGAATAATTCCATACACATATGTTTCAAACTCTGTAAAATCTTTCAGGACTGCTTCTTTATTTGTTTTAAATATTTCGCTATCCTGAATGGATTTATTGATATTTACATTTCCATCTTTACTAACAGATGCATTAAGATAAGCAACCTGCTTTGAGTTTTCACCTTCACCGATCATAACCTGACCGGATACATTTCTTGTTTCACTAATTTTTAACATAACTTTTCCTCCATTTTTTGTAGTCGTTGAGTAATGAGAGAGAGCTGTCCCTGAAGCATAAGAATTTCATTCTTAAGGGATTGATTTTCAGATTCGAGAGAATCAATACGGTGATGGGCTTTTTGAGTCATGTGGGTGTTGAGAGAGATAAATTCAAGATAATTCATTGAATATTCATCAGTACGTCCAACAAAATTAGGCTTATCTAAAATAGATTTTGTAACTATACTATAATTTTCTGATTCAAAATTATTTTCCTTTAGATGTCTTTCTGTTTCCCTTGCTCCAAATCCGAAATGTATTTTAGGTATTTCATCATCGTTTGGACGTTGTTTAAATTTATATTGAATTGGATTTAATGACATATAAAACTTGTCAATAGATGAAATAGTATTAATACTTTTAATATCATCTTTTATATACTCATCTGAACCACCGTTTAAAGCACCTGTATAATAAATATTCTTCCATTTATAGCTTGCATTTCCTAAATTTAAGCCCTCCATTTCATATGGACCGAAATATCTTGCAGATCCATTTGATGTAACTTCTGCATAACGATTTTTTTCACTATTATGATATATTTTCGTTACAGATGTATAATCTACAGATCCAGCTGGCCCACGTGGACCAGTCGCTCCTTGTGGCCCACGAGTACCATTTTTACCATCTTTACCATTGGTTCCGTCTTTTCCCTTAGGGATACTAAATTTAAATGTCAAAGTATCTCCTGCAGTGTTTACAGAAGTCTCTACTTTAGGATCATCGTTATAATTAACTTGACTAGCAGTTGCTTTGTAAGAAGCAATCTTTCCGCCACCAGAATTTAAAGATGTGTATGTGTGTCCACCCATATGAATTGCGTTTACATACAAACAATTAAATTTATTATTTTTAGAACCAATATTCATGGTTGCGCTTGCGTCTCTTTTGATACTTGTTATAACCGGGATTCCGTTTGTATTCTCATCAGTTTTTTTTTCAGTATAAATATTATAAGGCATAATACACCATGTAGCGGTAACATCAGCATCTTGCTTATCTACGTTACCAATACCAATTGCACAACCACCTTCTGTATTTGGAAGCAACGTATGATTATGTCCATATCCATTATATGAAAAATATTCTCGATTATCATAATCAAGATAGATTGGATTTCCAGAACTATTAACTTCATATGGTGTCCATTTCATATTCTGATAAGGGATAGATCCTGTTTTAGTATCTATAACAAATTGACTTTGTACTAAACAATTGCTTTGTATTTGCATAGGCGCAGTAACAAGGAGAGTATCCCCCATGATTCGCAAAGTATTTCCACCACCAACATCTGTAGATATCATATATCCGCAATCATTATTTAGCCCGAATCTTAAATCACCGCTTGTAAGTCCCCAATTAGTAGCAGAGATGATTTCTCTTGAATCAGTAGGGTTACCGTTTACATCATTATAATAAATGCTATAACTTCTTTTTGCAGTCATTGTTCTTGCGGTTACATTTCCGGCGAAAGTACCAGAAGAAGCATAAATAGTACCAGAAATAATAGCATTACTTGCTTGTAACAAACCATTTTTTGACACTTTAAATCCAGTTGCCCCAGAGGGTATTTCTTGATCTTCATTTTGAATAATTCCAATTTTTCCATCAATAGTAATATATCCACTAAGATCAGATGGAATATTAGGTCTATCGTCAAGATCATTATAACTTAGTCCGTTAACAGTTGAACCTGGTCCAAGTGTAAGTGAATTAGCAATTATATCTCCTGTAAAGCTTCCTGAAGTGGCTGTAATATGACCTTTAAATGTAGCGCCTTGACTATTAATGTTTAGGTAATCACCCCAATGAATACCATCTGGACTTATACTTATGCTTCCTTTATTAGCAGTTAAAGAATTACTTGAAATAATCCATCCACCAATAAATCCATCATTAGCTGCAATCTTACCTGTAAACTCACCTTGATTAGCATACATCTTACCGTTAGAATCAACCATAAAATTACCGTCACCAAGAGCAATGCCATTGATTCCTACATATACATTTTTATTCGTTGAAATAGAAGAGGGATATTGAGTAGGAAAATCTTTTAATCCAGAATACAATTTTCCAGCTTCAATAACGAAACCTTTTTCGCCACCAATATAACCAGAATTAGCAGAAATCTTTCCACCAAACTCTCCGTCACCTTTGAAATGAGCTTCCCCTGAAGCATCTATACTAAAATTTTTCGAAGTAATAGCGCCGTTCTCCATGTCAATCAATGTTCCAGCCTGGGAATAAAGAGGAGAAGTGTTTGAAGGATCTTTGTAATTATTAGATTTCAGTTTTCCTGTTTTGATCAAGAGAGCATTAACATTCTCTGTACTGATAGTTCCAGCATCAATCTGAGTCTTGCCTGCAGTTGTGCCATTGGTATTGATTGCTGTAATCACACCATCAATATTGATCTGATCTGCTTTAATACCTACAACTTTAGATGAAACAAGATTTATAAAATCTGGGGTCAGCTCTAATTTAGATTCTCCAGTCCCACCAGTAGCAATAAGATTCAACTTATCAGCAGTCTGTGTTATAGAAGTAGAAGCTGCATCAAGCTTTTTATCTGTCTCAAGCTTATTATTTGAAACCGTCTGAGTAATTCCATCAACAGTTTGTTTATACTCTGTATATTTTGTATAGATAGACGATCCGTCTTCATTAAACAAACTGTTTTGTATACTCTGTACGATTTGACCCTTTTGAGGATCAGTAATGTTAGTAATCTGCTCAGTTGTCTGGTCTTTAAATGAAGTATATTGCTGACCGAACTTTTTACCATCAAGGTATACCTGACTGATATCAATTCCACCTTGTTCATTCGGTTCTACCATAGTAAAACTTAGTTTTTCTTTATTGATTGTTCCATCAGAGATCATATTATTGACAATAGTGTTATCAGGAATACCTGTTTGAGTGATACCATTTTCATCAAATAATGCTGTCTTATCACCGTTCTTGACAACAAAATTAAACTTTCCGGTACCATCCTGACCAATCTGTACCCTAACAGCTCCTGTTGAATCATAGAACTGCTGAGTGCTATTCTTAAAGGCAATACCAGCTTTTCCACTAGAGATGATCATAAACTCATCAGCAGTAGCAGTATGAGTATTTAAGTCAGCTACGGTCATCTTCTTAGCAATAAGATCCGTGATTACTGCTTGGTCAATAGTTACATTCTGAGCAGTAAGATGTACTGCCTGGAGATTACCTACACCAGCATTTCCTGCCAGGAGATTTTTTACATTGATCATATCAGCATTAATCTGGTTAGATTCTATAATCTTAGCTGACAGCTTTTCAATATTTGCCTGTTCCGCTTCGAGAATACGAGTTGTGATCTTATCTGCGGAAATAAGTTTTACATCGAGATATTTCATGAAAGCAGTATCAACAGTAAGCTTATCAAATACACCTTCTTTTGCTTTCACGAGTTCTGCAATAATTGTATCAGCGGTAATGGTTCCGCCAGACCCGGTTCCTCCAGTGACAGTTCCACCTAACATTGAATTGAATAGAGGATTTGAAAAGATTTGTTTGATAGCTTCTGATGTGATGACATAATCAGAAGTAGAAGATTTGTTGACTGAATTAACACGACCACCATTACGGTTGGAAGTATTAAGGGCATCGTTTAAAAGAGTATTATAATCATTCCTTTTAGCTTTGTACTGAATCATATTGCTAAAAGTAACTTCCATAGATTCATCTAAATCACAAGGATTATATGTGATTTCAATTACTCTTAGTTTAATATAATTAGTATCAGTGATTCCTACACGCACAAAATCATTTACCGCAAGCTGTTCATGGTACTCCTTAAATTCTGGAAGAGCGTATACATTCTCTACATCATCAGTATATGTATATTGTGGATGTGATTCCACATACAATTCTTCCAATGCATCGTCATAAAGAACTTTAGACTTATCTACGGCATCAGCAGTACTGTCAAGAGTAGTAACAATAATATTTTCATTTGTATAAGTGGATTGGCTATATAAACTCTTAATAATATATGTTTCTTTATCAGTAAAAGCTGAGTATTTGTTCTGTACTTTACCAAAATTTTCAAGTAATACATCTTTTGCAATCTGGTTTCGTTTCTCTTGAATTTCAGGTTTCTTAGCCGCATCATATTCAGCTTGACGTTCCTTTAATGCAGTTTCAGCCTGATCTTTTAAATTCAAATAATCCAGATATTTTTGATGCATCTGAGTAAAATATGCTTCTTCATATCCAGAAAGAGGATTATAACCATCTGCATAACCACTCTTTTTTAATTCTTTAATACAGCTATCGTAAGTTGAAATCTTTACTTTTAATTCTGAGATTCCATATAACTTCCAATCAGTTTCATAAGCTTTTATAATATTTTCAGATTGCGTGAAATACCCAAACTGGCTAGGTGAATCGCCCATCTCTAATTGCATACCGCATATAGTGAAATCATTAGTTCCAGCGAATGCTACATCAATTAAACGAGAAGAAAGATTAAAAGAAGTATAAACTCTTGTCCAAGAAGATGTAATGTTATAAGCAACATTCTTTCTATCTTCTCCAGTGTTATTATAACCAAGATAAAATGTACCGGATCCTTTTACAAAACAACTAAGAGTATATCTCTGAGATGGTTCAATACTAATATTGTGTTGATAAATTCCTCCATTAGTACCAGTTACTTTAACTCCACGAGTGATTCCATAAGCAGGAGCATCATCAATTTGTATAGTTTGAAAAGAAGAAGTTCCAGGGTTTACCATATACCAATCTTGGCCCAACACAATCGGATTTACACATGAAATAATATTTCCTTTACCGAATCCTTCTACGGTTTCGTCTTGAGCTTGTAATGCAGCTACAATAGATGGAAGAGTGTAGTTCATAATTGATTCATATAAAGGCCAATCATGTGACTTTTTTAAAGCTTCTAAATCAAAATTCTTTTCATCATCAACATATAGAGCTTCTAAACCCTTAATGATTGCCATGTTAGCATTATATGCATCTTTTAAATCTTCAACTTTTTTCCCGAACCAATTTGTTTGAGCAGTATCAATTGGGACTCTATTCATTAATTCAGTAAGAACTTCCAAATTTTTATTATATTCTTTGGATAAATTAATAAACTCTTCTCTGCGGGACTCCCGGTAGCTTTGCCATGCATTATATTTTTCTTGTAGTGAAGTATCCATGTAAGGCTCACATATAAAATAGGAAAGATCAGTAATTACAGAATCACCAAAATTGACTGCATCAATATTATAATCATCTAAGCCTTCAACATAAAATTGTGTAACTAAATTTTCATCTCTGGAAATAGTTATACTATTCTGAATGTTTCTAAAACCCAAAACTACATTTGTATCTTTACCTAAGCTGTCAGGTCTATAAACATTTATGGTCATATTTACAGTATCAAACTCAAACACACATTTATAGGCTTGTGCGGCCTCTTGTGTTAAGAAAGCATATACATTTTGATCGTCTACTTCAAAGTTACATATATTATTAGGGAGTAATTTTCCATCGTCATCAGGAGTAATATTATCCACATAACCTATATGCCAACCAGGAACATCTGCATGTTTTAATACTAAATGTAAAAAACTTAGATCTTCATTTTCTGAATCATAAAACTTAATCTGATAAAACTTATTTGTATCATGAGTTGCCTGATACATCATTTCATAGGAATCTTCTTCGCCCATATTAATTTTAAAGTTTTTCAGTTTATATTGAGTAAGCATGATTTCATAAGACTCAGCAGTAATCTCTTTAGTTTCACGCAAACCATCATTATTAATAGTTGGCGGATCTACTATTTTGAACCAAATGCCATCACAGTATAGCTCCATTAGCTCATCAAGTTCTTCATACCCGTCAGTAACAGTATTGTTTATGTATTTATCAACAGTAAATGTTAATTCAGCTGTATTATTAGTTTTTAACGACAATGAAGCGGTAGATGTATCAATGCCTCCTAGCGCACAATATAATCTTTTGCCAGGTTTAGCTAAATAAATAATAGAAGGCTCAGTACGTCCATAAATATCATACTTATGATTTATTTTCACCCAAACGCACCCACCTTTCTTGGTTCTCTATAAATAAGCTCAAATGTAGCATCACCAGTGAATCTTAATTCATTTTCACCGTAAGCCAATCTAAGCCAGTATATATTATCTATATCTTTTACACCCAAATCTTCAAAACTTATAATTGAATTAGTAATGTCATATATTTTTAAATGCTGGCAATCAATATAAAAGTCATCATCTTTTAAAGCATTTATTTTCATTGTTCCGTTATTGTCTGTTACATTTTGGATTGTAATAGTGCCATGGCTTTTAGGGGAAATTTTAATAAGAGGATAGATGTAATCTTCATGACAGTCAGAAGTGTTGTTAATTATATAAGTTTTTGGAAGAGTAGAAGAAGAGGTGATATTATGCGTAATCTCAGGAGTGTAACCATATGGACTGTCGCAAGTGACTGTAAAATTCATTTCATATGGGAACACAACATGATCAGTAGTAATTTCTGTGAATGTAGCAAAGAACTCTATATCTTCGTAGAAGTAGTCACCACCAAGTATCTTAAATAATTTTGGTGTTTGTGGAGAAGTTAACCAGCCATTAATAATACGGATATTGCTTGAAGAAAGGTAATCAGTATCATTCATCTGTATAACACCTAATTTAACATCTGGTATGTACTCCAATGGGAAAGTAATAATACCATTTTTCAATATAGGAGTACATTTTTCTGGGTATGTAATGATTCCACTAGATAATTCAGGTGTCACATTTATATTGTGACAAGGATTTTTCATGATGCTAAGTGTAAAGCTATAATTATCGTCGTACACTGTTCCGAAATGATTTTCTCTTGCTCTATATCTATTCTTTTCTCCTAACTGTAAAGATCTGCTTTCAAGATTATCATTGTCTGTGATTCCAGTCATTATAATCCCGTATTCACTAGAATTATGTCCATCAAATTCAAATTGTAACATTTATTCACCTCTTTCATTTTATAATTTCATACAATAAAAGAACTGCCGAAGCAGTCCTTTTATCATCTAAGCTTTCTCCAGTCTCTAGTCATATTTTTGTTAATAATTGTAGAAACTTTGTTTGCGACATCTTGGATGTCTAAATCATTACTCATATTTGCTACATTAATGTTCACTTCGTTGTTGATAGTATAATCATTATTTGTTGCAGTAGGAGTAACCGGGTTAAACATATTGGTAAAGTTATTCATTGCAGCAATAGAAGGTTTGAGCAGACGAGTAAATTCTTCGGTCATTACTGATTCGCCAACTTTTGCACCAATGAATCCCTGGTCTCCATTACTAATAATAGCTTTACCTAAAAGAGTACTCATATCAGCAGGTATTAGTTTATTTATTATTCCACCAGTAGCAAAACCATATGATTTATACTTTTGAAGTATCTGATTTTTTAAAGCAGAGCCCCATGAATCATATTTTTTAACACCTGGAGTACTAATTTCAAGAATATCTGCAAGCTGTTGCATTTCTTTTGGTCCGACTTTTTTACCTTTAGAATTAAAATATCCTATCAAAGGACTCACCCCAGCAGGAACGTCTGTTGCACCATCTGGACGGTTTTGAAGAGTATTAAACCAACTCTTTAAATATGTTGGTTTATCATTCAAATAAGCTTTTTTGAATCCCTCAACTGCTATGTTTGCCTTATCAGCATGGTTTCCACCATTTCGATAAGCATATTCGAGAGCTGCCTGCATTTTATCATTGGTCATAGCCAATCCATTTTTATTTGCATATTCTTCAATTGCGTCGTAATGCGCATCTGGCATTACATGTACAACACAAGTTTTGCTCCCAAAATCACTTTTAGCTGTAATAGTAGCCTTAAATGTTTTTTCCAGTCCACCGACTAGGATTCCTGTCGCTCCGCCACCTTTAGAAGTTTGTACCCCTTTTGTAGCCGTAACCTTACCAGACGATGAAACTTTTGCAACATCAGTTTTATCACTAGACCATTTAATATCTGAATGTAAAGGTGCGGTAGGAGACCATGTAACTTTCAATTTATAAGATTCATTTGGTGTCAAGAATATTTCTGATTTGTTTAATGAAAAACTATAACTTTTTCCATTAACTGTACCTGGAGTTTCATTTCCAGCACCAGTGGAGTCTTTATTGCTATTAAATGTATTGTGAATACCATTCTCAGCACCGGTATATGTATTATTACCAGTTGTAGAACCACCTTGTCCATTGCTTGTTCCGTATGGAAGAGTAACTTTCATATTAGAAATGGTTTCTAATGCTTTTATCTGTTGAATCAAACTTGTATTGAAATCAGCAGACTTACCTATCATAGTATCAAATGTGCTAGACACCTTAACACCATACTGATCCATCACAGTATGTAAATGTTTATATGTGTTATCATAATTAGTGGTTACATTGGTAAGCATTCCACTAATAATAGCTTCTTGAAACGAAGAATTTTTCTTTACTGCATCAAGTGTATTATCAAGAGCTTTATTCGCTTCATTAGAGAAATTCTCATAGCCGGTATTTTTCATATCGACTTCGTGTTGATGCATGGTATCTGCCATATCATCTTCGGCATCTTATAGTGGCTCAGTTGTCAAGACAAAAATCTAAGATTTTTATAATGAACTGATATGGTGAACAAGTTACAAGGAACATGGAGAGAACAGTGGAGCACTCCCCAGATCCAATATATGCTAAGCTACATATGGCATCAACATTGCCGGATAGTAGCATTCAGCCGGTGTTTGGTAATCAAGTGCAGAATGGCATCGTTCAAAGTTGTAGGTGTGGATATACTGTCCGATAGCAGCTCTTGCTTCCCTGATGTTGTTGTACTGTGTCAGATAGGCTTCCTCATACTTGAAGCTGCGGAACCAGCGCTCAATCATGATGTTGTCTGCCCAGCGGCTTTTTCCATCCATACTCTGACGGATGCCGTTTTCCTTTACAAAGTCAATGTATTGCTGACTTGTAAACTGACAACCCTGATCTGAATTCAGGATCTGAGGTTTTGCCACTTTGAAAGCTTTTTTCAGGGCACTGATAACCATTCTGGTATCAAGTGTGTCATCCACTTCCCAGCCGACAATACAACGGCTATACCAGTCGATCACGGCTGTCAGATACAGAAATCCGCGCTTGATCGGGATATATGTAATGTCAATAGACCATGCCTGATTTGGTTTGTCTATGACCGCATTACGAAGAAGATATGGACATACTTTCGCCTGCTGCATTCGCTTGGAAAGATTCATCTTTGGATAAATCGGGTAAATATCCATCTCATTCATGTAGCGTCTTGCCTTGCGGCGCCCAATCTGGTAACCACGGGCTTTTAACTGTGCAGACATTTGTCTTGCGCCCCAAGTGGGATTATCTGTATGGAGATGATCAATGATCTCTTTGCAGGCCAGTTCCTCATCTGAAATAGGGGCGCCCTTGTAATAAATGCTTGTACGGTTGATGTCAAGCAACCTGGCGCCAACGGAAGCCGGAATTTCCTTAGTCGTCAAAAGGTTTTGGACTAAACTTACTCTCGTAGTCAGGTCCACAAATTTCTTCAGATTTTTTTTTGAGCCAGTCAACCTGCATAGTTAACTGACCAACCTTTTTGGCATACTCCGCTTTCTCCTTACGCTCTTCGGCAAGCTTTTCTTTGAGGTTTTCCTCACGCTTGTCGTCGAACACAACCGAAGCATTGTTCAAGAACTCTTTTTTCCAGTTGCGGAGCAGATTTGGTTGGATGTTATTTTCAGTTGCAAGGGTATTGAGATCTTTCTCACCCTTAAGCAGTTCAATTACAAGGTCTGATTTGAATTTGGCATTGAAATTTCTTCTTTGTCTGGACATGATAATGGATCCTTTCTTTCATACTGGTTTAAGTATATCAGATTCATTAAAAACTGTCCGAAAAAGTGTCTTAATTTATGAGACCATTATATCTGCAAGTTCTGCACGTAATTTCTCAAGACGAGCTTTGGCGGCAGCATTACTGGTTCCTTCAAGGGCAGCTATCTGGGATTTAAGAGTATTAATATCTTTAGACTTCTTTTTTAAAGTTTTGTCATAATCGTAATATTTCTCTTTAGCAGAAAGAGCGTCTTTACGCTTATCAATATTTTCCTGAAGTAAATCATTCTCTTTCTTAATTTGAGTCTCATACATATCAAGCATATTCTGTTTCAGTTCAGAAAGAGCAGTAGATTCTTGTTGAATACCATCAAGAAGTTGTTTGCTTTTCTCATTGTATTCGTCTAAGCTGTAACAACCATTTTTATATTGTTCTTCAAGCTTATTAAGACCTTCCCTATAGTTAGCAATCTTTTGTTTTGTCGCATCTATAGATTCTTGAGTTAATAAAATGTTAGTTAATCCATTTGTAGTAAATGAACCATCATCATTGTAAAAACTTTCAGCGTCACCGAGAAGTTTTTGCATAGTCTGATATTCAGTGATAACATTTGATAGTTTATCTTGTGCATCATCAAATGGTTTCCAGCGAAGTTCCATGATTTCATTTTTCAGATTTTCTATATCACTGCCGATTTTTAAAATTTGTTCGTCAATCTGTGCTATAGAATTAAGATATTTCTGGGCTTCTTCATTGTTCATAGAAGAAAAATGAATATCATAGTATTCGGCTTTTTCTGCACGAAGCTTTTGAAGTGCATTAATCTGTCTCGCATTAGATTTAATGCGCTCCTGATAAATCTTTTCGTTAATCTGATACTCAGGATTATCATTTGCTTTTGCGTAATCAATTACTGCATCCTGCTTGGAACCTGCACGATCCCAGCGGTCAACAGCCCATTGTTTTATCTGTTCACGATTATCTTGTAAAGCCTGAACTAATTCAGCAGCTTCATTTTCTAACTTAACAGCCTCTGTCTGGAGACTATAAAGCTGTTTCTTCATCTTTTGGTATTCTGGATCGACAGTTTTATGTCCATTTACCTTAAGATATTCTTTCATCCTACCTTTATATTCTTTTATTTCTTTATCAGTAAGACGTTTCTGTTCATTGGTATAATAGAGTTCCTTTTTCATGTATTTTTCATATTTAGAACCAGGTTTCTGATTATACCCTTGTGAGATTCTCAATTCCTGTTTAGCTTTGTAATAGTCAGCTTTATTCTCACGTTTACCTATGACGGTGTCATAAGCTTCAATAACACGTTCGACCTTTGCTTTAGCTAAATCTTTCTGTGACTTAGTGAGTTCACGAATCGCTTTGTCACAATCCAAGATTTTTTCATACCATTCCTGATATGCGTCAACACGTTTCTTATCATCTTCGGATAAACTTTCAATATTGATTGTACCATTCTGGACTTTCTTTTTCAGTTCATCAGATAAACCAACAGCAGAAGCAACTTCATTTGCTTTAGCTACGTATTTTGCTCTGGAATCTTTTTGTGTCTGTAATTGTTTATTCAGATTTTTAAGTGCTTTATTATAATTCTTCTCAGAAGACTTATAATTACTATAATCGCTTTCAGCGATATCTTGATACTTTTCAACGATTCTCTCTAAACGATCAAGAGCAGTTTCTATCCAGTCTTTAGCTTGAGTACTTACTTTTTTAATTGTATCATCTAATTCTGATGTACCGTCTGCATAGGCAGGAGCAAGGGTTACACCGGAAGCAGTGCCTTGTGCATATGCTCTTGCATGACCATGCGTAGCACCACGTTTCAATAAATCTTCTGTCTGTTGTGCAGAGAATATGATGTCACCCTTTTTCAAGTTCTCCATATGTGCGCCACCAGGAATAAGTGACCATACACCATCACGCACTATAGATTCAGAATGACCATTGATGCCTACCTCATTAACAAGGGCTTGCTCATCATGTTTAAGTGCTACTTCTCCTTTTGCATGAGCAGAAGAGAGAGGTTTCATATTAAGAACATTATAAGCTGTGCCGGAAGCGTGAGCAATTGAGGTCATAGTGCCAGAAGCTTTACCACCTATATACGTAACATGTGCTACTTTGTCCGAAGGTGGAGCTTGATAACCTAAAGTATAAGTTACTTTTGCAGTCTTATCATTTGGAGGATCTTGAGATCCTAATGTATAATTTACATCAGCTTTTTGATCTTCAGCAGGTTCCTGATCACCTTTGGTATAATTTACATTAACACTTGCAGGATCGGATTCAATCTGAGCTTTGATAGCTTCTGCATTTCCTACATTACTTTCATCTACGCCAATAGCAATCTGTACTTCTGGTGGAAGAGCAGCAATTTCACTTATAAGACTTTGAACTTTATCATCTTGAACAATTGCATCAATAGATACATTTTTATCTTGCAATTCGGCTATTCGTGACTGGAGTTGGTCTACTAAATCTGCACCTTGGGTCTGTGCAACAACTTCAACTTGTTTGTCATGTACTTGCTGCAAGGCATCAATAAGAGCTTGTACTTTATCTGCTCCCTCAACATCTCCTAGAATAGTTAATACTTTCTGTTGATTTGTCAATTCTTCTATCTTAGAATCTATATCATCAATAGACATCGTATTAACATCAAAATCTAAGTCAATACTTCCCATTTTTCCGTCTGCTGCAAGTGCTTGTACATCGGCAAGAGCGTCATCAACAGAAGTTGTATCAACATCTATTTTGATTTTATCACTAATATCCTCATTGGATAATTGTAATAACTGATCTTCGGCAGTTTGAATATTGTCTGTATCTACTAATTTGATACCTGAATCAGTCTGAGCCTGTTGTAAGGTTTCAAAAGCTGCATTGGCATCTTGAGTAGCCTGATCAAGGGTGTTGTCCATACCATTCTGATAAAGTTGTGTTTGCTGATCCATTTCATTCTTAGCTTGCATGAAATCTTGAGCAGCTTGTACGACATCTGATGATAAACTAGACTGCCCAATAGCAGAAGAACTATATTCAGCATTCTGTTCTTGAGCAATAGCGGCTTTGTACATTGATTGCACTTGTTCTCCGCCAGTATACTCTGAATGGAATTTGCCATCACGATCTCTATATTTATTTACTTCTTCCTGCAGGTCAGCTACCTGTTTATGAGCAGTATCTAAATCAGTAGTATCAAAATCAAATGTGTATGTTTTGCCAGTAAGGTCAGACAATTCGTCCTGTGCATCTTTAGCCTCAGAAACTAAATCTTCCAAACCTTTTGTCGCATCCATAGTAGGAGCATTAACTTTCAAAACACCAAGACCTTCAAGAGCAGTAAGAATCTGATCTTTGGACAATTGAGTCTTATCTGCTAACTGTTGTATGGCATTCTCAGCCTGTTCCATACCCTCAACATTATAAGCACCATCATTTAATTTGATGCCCTCTAATTGTGTACGGTTATATTTAGAAAGGGTTTCAAATGACTTTTCAGTAGCGGCATCGTTTTCTTTATGGGCAGCAGTAAGAGCTTCCAATGAATGTGTATATTCAGCAGCCCTATCAGGATCATCACCGAATCCCATCTGTTCAGCAGTCTGTGGTTTCTCCCAAGACCCCTTAGTAGTTTCTTTAGAGGAATCACTACTTTTCTCAGAATCTTTTAATTTACCAGCTTCTTTTAAAGCCTCAATAACAGAACGAGCTTGGTCTTTAGTTAAACCGAGTTTTTCACATAAAGATTCAACAGCTTTTTCTGCATCACCTAATTCAGTGTCCCATTTACCATCATTGAAATCTATACCTTCTAACTGTTCAGAAGTATATTTTCCAAGAGTGTCTACTAAAGAAGTAACATCTGTGTTCTGTTCTTCATATGCTTTATTGATACCATCAAGAGCAGTAGTAACAGAAGCAGAATCTGTTATAATGCCATCCATTAATGAAGATACATCTGTTCCTAATAATTCTTTAACAGTAGTACCGTAAGTGGCAGCTAATTCTTCCTGTTTAGCTATTAATTGATTAATTGCAGAAGTTCTTTGAGCTTCTGTCAGATTCTCATTCTTTTTAACATTTTCTATTGCATTCTGATATGATTGTACACCCATTGCTGCCGAATTAAAATTATCAACAGCAGTCTGTGCAGCATCTTCAGAGTAGTCACCCATATTATCATAGGTTTCTTTTAAATCCTGTTTATATTTATTAACTTTGTCCTCAGAAGCAGTAATAGCAGTAGTATTGGTGCTATCTGTATTCTTTAATTCTTCAAGTCGTTTTTGTTCGTCTGAAAGAGCAGAAGTAAGTTCCTGAACCCTATCTATACCTTCTTCTGTAGATGATATAAAGTTATTATCAATGCCATAATCACGAAGACGACCGAAGTTAGCACTCATGAATTCTTTGCTGATTCCCATAGAACGGGCAGCTTCAGTCATATTATCAATATCGAATGACCATCTTTTACTTGCATCATCATAAGATGCCATACCCTTAGATTTAAGATCAGCTAAGAAATTATTAACACCTGTCTTATCTTCTGTGAGGTATCTTACAGCTTTACCATAGTTCTCTGCAAAGTTTGCTCTATCATCTGATCCTGTAGGAGAAATAAGAGCAGCAAATGATTTAAAATCATCTGTACCTACAAGACCTTTATCATATGCATCTTTAGCATTTTTTAGTCCGGCAACAATGTTATTATATTTATCTCCAGCATTCTCCGTACTCTGGGCACGTTGCCACTGAGAATAATAGGAAAGAAGTTCCTGTTGCTGTTTCTTAGTTGCTTGCCATTCAGACTGAGATTGCATATAAGATAAATATTCGTTTCTAGCATCTTTTAATTTATCTTTTTCAGAATCATAGGCAGCTTTTTTATCATCTTCGTCTTCAGTTCCTCTAGCTTCTTTCCATGCTTTTTTTGCTTTATTTGTTACATCTGTTTGATCCTTAATAGCTTTGGTCTGTAACTTAATACCCTTTTCGAAATCTCCATCAGTGGCTTCAGCCTGATATTCCGTAAAGGTTTTCAAAGCATCTATGTTTAGTTTGATACCATCAGAAGTAGTGGTGAATAAATCATTAACATTTTGCTCAATGCCACGAGGATCTTTCACATCTTTGAAAGCAGTAGAAAGGATCTTAACATTGTCTTTAGAAATTCCACCTGCAGAAGTAGTCTCTGTAAGAATAGTTCCCATAGAAGAAAGAGTAGACTTAGCAGTTGATACTTTCGTTTCCATTGAATCTAAAGAAACGGCTGCTTGATCACTCATATTTTTAGCTGCTTGTTTAGCCTTTTCGAATGCCGTATAAAATTCATCAATTGAACTTAAATCT